GATGAGCGAACTCAGCATTGGCACTGTTTGGTGCCCCGACTGTATGGAGGAATGTGTACAAGTAATAACCTCACCCCCATCCTTTCAGAAATGCGATGTAATCTTTAAGGAGATAAGCAATGACTAGCGGATGGGTTACTACAGTATTAGACGAAACAGACCGATTATTAAAGAAGAGAATTCATAAAAAAAGCCGGATTGACCGGAGCGCGACTCGACAGCTCATGCCTTCTGTAGAAGAATCAGTTGAATTGATTGTGCGAGTACCCGGACGTGGCTATGTCATACCCTACCTTATTGACCCCAAGAGAACAGCCCAACGGCATGCCTGGGAAATATGCAACAGTGTATATGTTAAGATGGTTCAGGATAAGCCTGCATGATCCAAGAGATAGAGCTGGGACCGCACTTCCTAACACTATACTCAGAAGATAGAGGATTCATATACCATGAAGCGATGCCTAAGGTCTACAGGGCGTTTATTAAGGCGAGGAGGGACCTTGCAGCGGTACAGCAGAAAAGCTTCGTACACGAGCTTAATGACCCGAATATCTACCATCCCTACGGCAACCCAGACGAACTGGGTGGAATACGGAACCACTTCCACATACGGTACAAGAAGAGACCAGATGAGTTAGATATAAATGAGTTGCTTTCAATACTGCTAAAAGCAGGTGTTAAGGTTTCAGATCAACTGAGTATACGTGACTTGGAAGATATTCGATTACCAGAACGAGACTATCTAGTCTACCCTCCAGTAGAGGCGGAATCTGATGATGACTACTTAAACTACATAGAATGGCTCCGAACAGGAGGATGGATAGAGGATAACTAATGACAGACACACTGACCGTACCAGCTTACTTCGTACCACGTAAGTACCAGCTAGAGCTCTTCCAAGCCCTGGACGGCGTAGAAGGTAGGCCAGAAACTAAAAAAAGAAGGGCGTTTCTTAGGTGGCACAGGCGGGCCGGTAAGGACCATGCGTCATTAGCTTATATGTTCAAAGAGATGGTAAGGCAGAAGGGTATCTACTACTACTTCTTGCCCACATACCAGCAAGGTAGAAAGATTATATGGGAAGGGGTAGGTAAATATCCCAACGGAGAGATAGGTTTAAAGTACCTAGAGATGCTCCCTAAAGAATTAATTAAACGAATCAACAACCAGGAGATGATGCTTGAACTTAATAACGGCTCCATTTTTCGTGTTATTGGTACCGATAATATTGATACTGTGGTTGGTACTAACCCTATTGGCTGTGTGTTTTCCGAGTATAGTTTGCAAGACCCACGGGCCTGGGAGTTTATTCGACCTATTCTAGCGGAGAACAAGGGATGGGCACTGTTCAACGGAACACCACGTGGACGTAACCACATGTACGATTTAGATTGTAAAGTACGTGAGAACGAACATTGGTACTACTCATCGCTACAGTCACTGTGGCCTGATCAGAAGAATTACACTGGAATCATCAAACAAGAAATAATCCAGGAAGAAAGAGATACCGGTATGGATGATGATACCGTAGAACAAGAATTTGGGGTGTCGTATACAGCTGGTACAAAGGGTGCCTTTTACGCTGATCAACTAGAGAAAGCTAGAGAGCAAGGCCGAATAGGTAACTTCCCTCATGATAATTACCGGTATGTAGATACCTTCTGGGATTTAGGTGTAGATGATTCAACCGCTATTTGGTTTAGACAGATAGATGGTTCTAGGGTCGTATGGATTGATTACTTTGAAGATTCAGGTAAAGAAATATCCTACTACATAAAGATGCTGGAAGAGAAAGGGTACAACTATCGTACACATTATCTACCACATGACGGCGCACACAGGTCTATACAGACTTCAATGCGTACTGATGAGATCTTTAGGATATTATTGAAAGAAGCTAAGCTATCTGACGATGTAGTGATCTCACCTAAGATTAGCGTACAAGATGGCATCAATGCTGTCCGGTCAAGGTTTAGTCATTACTACTTTAACCAAGACAAGACAATAGAAGCTATCAGGATGCTAGAGCTTTATCACAGGAAGTGGGATTCCAAACGTCAGGTGTTCATGAAGGACCCGGTACATGATTGGACCTCTCATTGTGCTGACGCTATTAGGATGGAAGCTCTTGCTGAAGAGTTCAGTGAGATTGAAATGACTAACCCACAGAAGACAAAGGTAATAACAGAATATGACATCTTCGATAGAGATTAGGGAAGACAGCTTCAAGAAACATTGGAATGATCTATTCCCTTTGTTCGTTGAACATTTCTTAGAACTAGGACTAGCAGGAACAGATGGCTCGTTCTCGTTAGATGTGGAGATGTTATCTTACCTAGAAGAACAGGGACGATTAGTATGTGTAGGCGTGTTTGACGGAGAGGATATATTAGCTTATTCCTGTATCATCCTCAATGAACACCCTATGTTTAAAGGAAGGCTTGCTGGTTCAACCATTGCCTTCTACGTAGACCCTAAGCATCGTACCAGTATGCATGGGCTAAGATTGATTAAGAAGTGCACACAAATATTAAAAGATAAGTACAATGTAATGTGGTTTGATCTAGTGGAGAACGTTAACTATCCATTAGGCAAGTTCCCTGAAAGAATGGGATTTGTTAAATCAGACATCGTACATCGCAAACAACTATAGGAGATTTACCATGGCAGCAGCATTACCACTAATCGGATCGATACTCGGCGGAATCATGGGCGGAGGCAACGAGGAACCGTCAGCACCAGCATTGCCGCCTCCAGTAGAGGCTGAGCCAGAAGGTGCCTTAGATCAAGAGTCCGTAAGGCTACGAGCCCTTAGGCGTAAGAAGTCTTTAGAGGAGGACCAGAACCTCACGGGACTTGCTGACGATACTGGTACGAGTACCATTAAAACATTATTAGGAGAATAGAATGGGTGGAATAGTAGGAGGAGGAGCGCCGAAAGCTCCAAAAGCACCAGCGCCAGAACCCGTAAAGACGGAAGATAGAGATAAGTCAGATATGGATAAAGCTAGACGTAACCCGACTACAGGTGGCCGTAAAAAGAAGCCAACCCTTCTAGACACGACGGCTGGTACAAAAACATTATTAGGAGAGTAGAATGGACTTAGACGACAAGGCGAGTATGCTGTGTAAGCGCGCTGAGAAGATGTTTGAATCAACAGAGAGAAGAAACTCTGAAGGCCGTTGGTCTACAGTTTCTGAATTCTTATTGCCTAGTCAGTCTGGGATCTTTTTCTCACAAGATAACTTACGCGGGGAGAAGAAGACCAGTCGGCTATATGACTCTACCGCTATCCAAGCTAACCATGACTTGGCTGCTGCCATCCATGCTACGCTAACTAATCCTTCCACTAAGTGGTCTAAGATTAGATTTAAGGATGACTTGCTAAACAATGATGCTGAAGCCACTAAGTGGTTAGAAGACGTTAACGCTAAGATTCACTCTTCATTCAACGAATCAAACTTCGATACACAGATATCAAAGAACTACCAGGCGTTCTCAGCGCTAGGTAATATGATCTTACTACATGAAGCAGAGATCAGTGAGGCTAGTGAGTTCGAAGGATTTAACTTCACTGCTGTCCACTTGGCGCAGGTAGCATACTCAGAGAATCATAAAGGACTTGTAGATGTTGTGTATCGCAAGTTCAAGATGACTGCACGTCAGGCTGTTGGGCGATGGGGCGATGAAGTATCTCCCTCCATACAAGAAGCATTGCAGAACAATCCTGAGAAAGAATTTGAATTCCTACATGCTGTTTATCCTAGAGATAAGGAGAATGTCGAGATAAATGAAACTGGCATAGCACCAGGTAAGAAGAGACAGTATGCGTCAGTATACGTGGAACGTAAAGAAAAGGTTATCGTAGAAGAAGATGGTTTCTATGAGTTCCCTTTCTATGTGACACGCTGGCAGACAATGCCAGGTGAAGTATACGGACGAGGTCCTGGAGACATAGCGCTACCCGACGTACGTACTCTTAACAAGGTTAAAGAATTAGGATTGCATGCTATTGCTAAAGCTATCGATCCTCCCCTATTAGTTACCCAGCGTAATGTACTGGGTGCCTTAGACTTACGGCCTTCTAGTGTAAGTGTCCTTAGAGACATGAACGGCATTAAGGAGATGGTACCTCAGGCACGATTTGATGTTACTCAGTTTGCAGTAGAAGATCTTAGAATGGCTATTAAGAATATCTTCTTCCTAGATAAGTTATTATTACCTCCTCGTAATGAGACCGGTGAGATGACAGCATTCGAAGTAGCTCAACGATTAGAACAGATGCAGAAGGTGTTAGGCCCTACATTATCAAGGCTTAACTCAGAGTTCTTAACTCCCTTAATCATTCGTTCATTTAAAGTATTATTACGTAACGGTCAGCTTCCTGAAGCACCAGAGAGTGTTAAGCAAGACGGTATTGATATTGAGATTGTGTTTGTGAACCAGTTAGCTAGGTCACAGCAGATTGAAGATATCACTAACCTACAAGGCTGGTTACAAGATATTGGCATGTTAGCTCAACTTAAACCTGAAGCTATCGATTATGTTGATGGGGATGGTATTGCTAAACATACTGCAAAAGTACGTGGAATACCCGAGAGTGCTGTCACTAATGACGATGCTGTACAAGAGGCTAGAGAACAGAGAGCCCAGCAGCAAGCACAACAACAACAACTAGATGCTGGCGTACAGCTAGCGGATATTAACTCCAAAATAGGAGAATAGAAATGCAAGATGACATCGAGAAGAAAGTAAGAGTATTCAGGGAGGCTGCAAAGCTTACCTTTAATAGTTCTTCCGGTAAAGAAGTCCTAGCGGCTTTGAAAGAAGATTATGTAGATAGATCGGCATTGGCTGAAACAGCTGAGATAACTGCGTATAAACTTGGACAGAAGGAACTGGTTCAATCACTAATGAGATTTGTTAGCGACCCAATTGAATTAGAAGAGTTCACTGTCCATAGATCAATAACAGAAGACTAAGGAGAAATCAATGTCTGATGAATTAACACAAGAGGTAACTTCCTCTGAAGCTTTAGAAGCCCCACAGGTATCTGAAGCGACAAGCGAGGTCTCAAGTGAAGGACTTATTAGTCTTTTACCGGACGATCTAAAGAATGAAGCAAGCTTATCCGACTTCAAAGATGTAGGCGGGTTAGCAAAGAGTTATGTAAATGCTCAGAGAATGTTAGGATCATCTGTACGTATCCCAACTGAAGATGCTAGTGATGAGGATAGACAAGCATTCTATTCTAAACTAGAAACTATTCCTGGTGTTTATTATATCAATGATGACAATAAAGATCAACTCTATGAACGACTAGGTCGTCCTAAAGAGTACACAGAATATAAACTAGCAGTCGATGAGGCTATGATTGACGGAGGAGCAGCTGATCAGTTCAAACAACTAGCTCACTCTATCGGTCTTACTAGTGATCAAGTGAGTAAGTTATCAGAGTTTGAACAAGCTCGGATGACAAGTCAGATTGAATCCATGCATGACATGCGATCTAATGCTGAGGTCTCACTTAAAGAAACATGGGGTACGGATTACAACAATAGACTAGCTTCTGCTAAAGCAGCTGCCTCTGTCTATCAAGAGAAATATCCGGATGCTATGAGCGAACTAATTAATGGCCCGTCTGGTAATAACCCAGCACTATTGGCCGTATTAGCTGAGGTAGGGAAGTCTATGCACGAAAAAGGTGTAGCCGGTCCTTCTCAGACACAGAACTTGGTTATGGGCGTTAGCTCTGAAGAAGCTAAGGAAAAGATTCAGGAAGTCGAAAGAAATTCTAATCATCCTTACTACAACAGGACCGACCCAGGCCATGAGGCTGCAGTACAGAAAATGCGCAAGCTGTACTTATCTGCCTATCCAAATGACTAAGATAGCACGAAAGTGTCTTAGAACAGGATGAAGACTTATGTGTATGTCCTTCGGGGTAGCGTACATAAACAGTGAATTGAGCACTACTATAAATAACTAAGGAGATTTAAAAATGTCGAATCAAGTTGATAAGGCGTTTGTCCAACAGTTCCGAGATAGTGCATTTCATTTAGCACAACAAAAATCTTCACGACTCGCTGGTGCCGTTAGAACTAAAGAAGTAACGGGCAAGTATTCTCATGAAGAACGTATCGGAACCGTGGAAGCTATATTAAAAACCAGTCGCCATCAAGATACACCTCAAACCGATGTACCACATTCACGTAGACGTCTTATTTTACAAGACTTTATTTTGAATGATTATGTCGATAAAGAGGATGAACTACGTATGCTTATTGACCCAAAAAGTGAATATGCTACAGCGTTCGCCCGCGGCCTAGGTCGTAAAATGGATGATGTTATCATCGCTGCTGCTGTCGGGAATGCCACTTCTGTGGATGCCGATGACACTACCAGTGCTGTTGGTGTTGCCCACACAATTGATGAAGATTTCACTACAGGTAACTCAGATATTATCTTTGAGAAAGTTGTAGATGCAAGACGCATCTTAATGGCAAACGAGATTGATCCTGAGGATCCTTTACACTTTGCTTTAGACTCTACTGCTCTTCACGTTCTTATTAAAGAAACTGAAGTTGCTAGTGCAGACTATAATACCTTACGAGCTCTCGCTTCTGGTAGTCCAGGTACTTTCATGGGATTTAACTTTATCCAAACTGAAAGACTTACTTCTAGTTCAGAAGGCTTCTTACAATGTCTAGCCTTCTCAGGCGATGCCGTTGTTCTAGGTATGGGGAAGGATGCATCTGTCCGAATGACAGAACGTCCCGATAAATGTTACTCAACGCAAGTATTTGCTTCTATGTCATTGGGCGCTGTCCGATTACATGAAGAAGGTATGATCATCGTTGAAGCATACAGATCGTCATAATAACCAGAGGAGTATTAAATAATGGCAGGTGAAACTCAAAAGAGTACCGCTTTAACCAATCGCCAGGCTGGTAGATTACGAGCTGCGCGACTAGTCGAAGGAAAGGTTCGCATCGCTGCTGATACACATCAGTTCGCTGCTGCGACAGAACTGGAGGCCGCTGATAAAATTATCATGGACATTCCACTTCCTTCTAATGCAATCATACTGGACATCGCTATTTATAACGATGACTTGGACACAGACGCTTGTGCCACACTAACACTTGATGTTGGCGTAGCCGCTGCTGAAGCCCATTCCAGTAAAACATCTGGTGTAAAAACCAGTTATGCAACTGACGCTGTGGTCGATGCCGATCTATTCGTAGATGGCTCAACTTCTGGCGCTGCTGCTACCACAACTTGGACAAGCCTCACACCAGACTCTACAACGTTTGGTCCTGAAGATGCTTTGAAACCAATTTGGGAACTATTAGGATATGACGCCGATACAGCAACAACATATAATATTGTTGTTACTGCTGCTACCGCTTCTGCTGCACTTAGTGCCGCTGGAGACTTGGCAATCAAAGTCACATACCTTGTAGACTAATATAGCCCCGGGGGAGCTATTCAACATCCCCCAACTAATTCAAATTATATTAAGAGGCTATCATGAAAATCACACACCGAATAAGACGTAAGATCGCAAGGACAATTAAGTACGTTGCCAAGGGTATCCGTAAGATAGGCGTCCGAGTGGACCCATATAAAAGGAAGAAATAATGTCTAGTAAAGTGCAAATTTGTAACTTAGCCTTAGCCAGACTGAACGCCATACGTATCACAGCCCTTACTGATAATACTAATGAAGCTAAACTATGTAACTTAATGTTCGACGATCTTGCCGATGAAGTAATGATTCAAGGACCTTGGAGCTCTACAGTAAATAGAGCCTCACTGGCCTTAACTTCTACTACTCCTGCCTTTGGATATACATATTCATTCCAGCTACCTACAAGCCCTGCTTGCCTTAGGGTTTTAAGTATTAATGAATGTACTCCAGGTACTTATGATTTCCGTATCGAGGGGGACAGACTGCTGGCTAATATTAGTACAATGAGTATTATTTATATCAGTAGAGTAACTAATACACAGTCCTTCGATATATCTCTAAAGAAGGCCATAGTGTCCCGAATAGCTGCTGAGCTTGCTTACCCTATCACAGGCAACGCATCACTCGCACAGGCTCTATACGAACGATATTTAATGGATGTCTCTGAAGGCCTAGCCTTAGACGGACAGCAAGGTTCAAACGAAGTAACAAGCACCCCAACACTGACGGACGACGTACGATGACCAAACTATTATTTTCACAGAATAACTTCAATGCAGGTGAGCTAACTCCTGAGTTGTATGGCCGTTCTGATGTGAGTAAATATGCTAATGGTTTAAGAGAAGCTACCAACGCCTGGATCAAGCCTCATGGCCCTATGATCAGACGTAACGGTACACAGTATGTAGGTGCAGTAAAAGATAATAGTAAGACAGTTCGTTTAGTTAGATTCCAATTCAGCTCTAGTGATTCATTGTTACTAGAGTTCGGCGCTCTATACGTACGGTTCTACGTTAACGGTGCTCAGCTAGAGTCTATGGGCTCACCTTATGAAGTAACCACTACATACACTGAAGCACAGCTTCCAGCTATTAGTATTGCACAGTTTGGTAATGTACTATATCTAGCACATCCAGCACATCCACCACGTAAGTTAGTTAGAACATCTAACACTAACTGGGCACTTAATGCATTGGATGCTCTTCCCGCTCCATGTTATGAGTCAGGACATTACTTAGATTCTACCATCACTCCAGCTGCTATTACTGGCTTGGGCATAACAATCACGGCAGGCTCTAGTGTGTTCCTTGACGGGGATATAGGTAGGCAGATTATTAACCAGGCAGACGGTGAAACAGGTAGAGCTTCTATCATTGCTGTTACCTCCGGTACCTCTATTACGGTAGATATATTAGAAGACTTCTCTGACACTAACGCTATCGCTTCTGGTGATTGGCAGTTAGATCTCAGCCCTATCTGTGACTTAGACCCAAACGGCACTAAGGTAGGTTCAGTTGTAACATTAACAGCAGATTTAGATGATTCAACTACTGCTGTTAATGCATTCCGAGATGCTGACATAGGTAGATACCTATTTATTAATGGCGGTGTAATACAAATTACTGCACGTAACTCTAGTAGTGAGATTGAAGGGGAGGTTCTTAAATCCCTTAACTCATTAACGGAAACAGGTAACTGGACACTTAGAACAGAAACATGGACTGCTGAACGTGGCTATCCCAGAACAGTTGGTCTTTACCAGCAACGATTAGTATTCGGCGGAACAGATGCTCAGCCTCAGACCTTATGGTTCTCAGAGTCAGGTATCTTTGATGGATTTGGTACTGGAGATGAAGATGATGATGCTATTGAAGTACAGATGTCTTCCTCCCAGGTTAACGTTATTAACTGGATCAGTTCCTCTAGAGACCTAGTAATAGGTACCTCGGGTTCAGAGAATACAGTCAATGGCGGTAATGCCAGTAGTGCTGTGACCCCTAGCAACATACAACAAATACCACGCACATATCATGGCTCTTCAGTACAGTCACCTATTCAGGTAGGCACTGAGACACTGTTCATACAGGGCTCACAGCGTAAGGTACGTACATTTAGATATGACTTCGGTATTGATGGATACTCTGGTGAAGATCTACACTTCTTATCAGAACATATTACTGAACCTTTAATTAAAGAAATGGCATACGCTCAAGAGCCAGATAGCCAGATATTCGCAGTGCTAGAGAATGGGGACATGTTAGTAGGTACTTATGTGCGTGACCAAGAAGTTATTGGCTGGACTAAGTATACCTTCTCTAACGGATTCATCGAGAACGTACAAGCTGTAACTAACGGACAACGAGATGACGTGTACGTCTGTGTTCGTAGAGTAATAGATGGCAGCACCGTACGTTACATAGAACGATTTGATTATAAAGTAGGCCTAGACAACTTAGATGGTTTCTCTGATTCCTTCTTAAAATACAGTGCGCCTAAACCTATAACAGCTATTACTAAGTCCACTACTGCTCAGGTAACATCTGATGCGCATGGTCTGTCTAATGGTGATGATATAAAGATTATTGATGTAGTAGGTATGACTGAAGTTAATCAGTTAACCTTCATAGTTGCCAATGCAGCTACTAACACTTTCGAGTTAGAATTAAAAACCAAGTCCAGTGTGGTCAGCGATACCTACAAATGGACTGCTTCTGGTTCCGGTACGGATGAGTACTATTTAGAAATCGCATCAGGAGGTGATCCAAGTATCTCGGCTCCCGTAAGTGTTTACGAAGGTGGTTCTTTAGCCACTGCCGGAACAGCGGGGAGTCTGTCGACAGGAGAGTGGGAGTATACAGATAACGACTCTCTAGGGCATAACACAATATATATCAGGTTAACAGATGGGACTGATCCTGATACTAACGGTAATGGTTTTCTCACGTACGCACTAGGGCTAGACTCTAGTGCCTACTCTACTTATCTCTCTGGCGGAGAAGCTCATGAGTTGGTTACTGCCATCTCTGGCCTCGACCACTTAGAAGGAGAGACAGTACAGCTTAAAGTAGATGGTGCTGTACATCCAGACAAGACTGTATCTTCTGGAGGCATCACTCTAGACAGCCCGGCTTATGAAGTAGTAGCTGGATTAGAATACACAACAACATTAACAACACTAAACACAGAATACACTATAGGTCAGGGTACTATGCAGGGGCAAAGAACTAGATGGGTACGTCCTATCGTTAGAGTCTACCGGTCCGCTAAGCCTCTACTGAATGGAGAGTTCTTACCGGCACGTTCAGCTGCTGATGAGATGGATGAGAAAGTTCCTTTGTTCTCTGGTGATCTAGAATACGGAGCTCTTAGTTGGGGCGCAACAGGTAGGTTAACGTTTACGTTATCGGATCCTCTTCCCTTCCACTTAACAGCGGTATTTGGAGCTATTGAAGGAGGTATTATATAATGGCTAATAATAGCAACACTAACAATGATTTCTTAAATAAAGCCTTACTTCCTACCCTTAGCGGTGGCGTCGCCACTCTACTGGGTGGCTTCCAGTCAGCCTCAGCTGCTAGGGCTGGCGGACAGGCAGCTATGGGTGCAGCGCAGTATAACGCTAGGCTAGAAGAGAATGACTTAGGCCGGAGATTAAATCTCTTAGGCAGAGAGATAGGAAGCTTAGTTGGCACACAACGAGCCCAGGCAGGGGTAAGTGGTTTCGCCACTAACTCAGCATCTTTCCTAGATGTAATGGATGCAACACTATCTCAGTTCGAAAGACAAATACTGGTGGAGCGTAACAGCTCAGCTGAACGTGTACAGGGAATATTATTTGAGGGAAGACTAGCTGAAGCTAGAGCAAACAATGCTGCAAACTCCGCCCAAACTGGGGCTATAACGAGTGTAGTATCTTCTGTAGGAAAACTATTTAATGGGCTATAAAACATGGTAAGAATAACTAAAGCAGGCGAGAGTCTAGGCAATACAAGCCGAAGAGAACTAAGCGTATCTGGAGCACTTAACACTGGACTGTCAGGTATGGCAGCAGGCCAGGCTGTTCAACGAATAGGTGAAGGTCTTATGGCTGCCGGAGTAGCTGCTGCTGAGAAGCAAAAGGCTGCAACCCGAACAGGCATGTATGCTAATACCATTAATGGTTTATCATTAGAGTATGCTGAAGCTATACAGGCCCGTAAGGGTGAGGTAGTTGATAAGCATGGCAATCCTCGGTTCAATACACTAGTAGACGATGTTGGCGCTATGGGCAATAAGATTCTTAGCTCTAGACTTAAGAATGTTACTGACCCTGACGTACGAGCTAAGGTCACTGCAGACTTCCAGCAATACATACAGAAACAACAAATACTATCTTTATCAGATGCTCGTAGACAACAAATAGACTTCACACGCTCATCATTGAACAATGGTGTTGAAGGCGCTATACGTCAAGCTAACTCCGATAGTCCCGATAATGTACAGGAATACATCAACCGCGTGTCATTATTAGCAGACTCAGCGGTGAGTTCGGGGGCGATATCCTCACAGGAGGGCGAAAGATTCAAGCTAACGGCCTCCGAAGAGATAAAATATAACCAAGTTAAGACTGAGATTGAGTCTAACCCTGAGAGCACATTGGCTTTATTAGAAGCTCATGAACTAGATTTGTCCCCTTCTAACGAAGATAAACTTACGAGATACGCTAAAGCAGCTATAGATGATAAGCTAACTATGCAGCAGAGAGCTGAGCAGGAGAAGGTTAAGGGTCTTAACTTTAAGCAATCCTTGGCAGCTGAAGAGATTGAGCTAGCTATTATTGAGGACAGAGCCAGTAAATCAGCCATCGAAGAAGCATTCCAGAAAGATACTATCAACGCCGAACAGCGTATAGGATTACTTCAGAAGTATGCTAGAGCTGCTAAGACTCAGGGCGCTACTAGTGATACTAATGCTAGCATTGACACATCTATTAATTTTAAAGAACCTTTGAGTGTTAAGTATACATCTGCCCAGATTGGTAAGCACTATCTTAAGGATGTGGAAGTATTATCTACTAATCCAGATGGCAGTAAGAGACAAGTAAGCCTTACTGAGAAAGCTATGCTAGCTGCTCAACGTAATGCTGTAGTTGATCCTTTCGTTAAAGAGATTGCACACACAGTACAGTATGGTGACCCAGCTAAGGGCGAAGAAGCATTACGTGCATATCAATATATGCGCAATAAGAACCCTATTGGTCTATCTAAGATGAATAAGGTTACTCAAGCTATTGCTGTATCTGCGTCAAACAAAGTAGAGATCGGTGGCTTAAGCTATAAGGAAGCTATCAAGTCTTCTAGAGAAGCTATACTTAATGTGAATCCCGATAAGGCTGAGTTCCTTAAGAGAGAGTTTAATAAAGAGAAAGACTTCCAGTTTGATAAGATCGATAAAACTATACTTAAGATGTATGGTGCTTCCCGAGATTCATTCTTTGGCAATAAAACATTATCGCCAGTACTGTCTAACGCTGTACGAGGAATGCTACAAGAAGCTTACACACTAACTGGGGATGCAGATGATGCCATGGCTATGGTCAAAGATGCAACTGAAGGTTTAGTAGGAGGCTCAGCATTGAGTGCCAAGTCCGGTGCCATTGATGATGTTGAAGAAGTTATGTTACTTCCACCTGAGAAAGTATTTCCAGACATTCCAGTGGATGTACTTAAACAAGATCTATACAACTCTATGTCTAAGTTTGTACCAGAGGGCACAGAACCAGATAACATACGTATTGAGTCAGACTCTCTAAGCCAGATACCTGGACAGCCTGTTAGCTATGCAGTGTATAGGGTTGAAGAGAATGGTCTACGAACTGTAGTAGTTGATGAAGAAACACAGCAGCCTAAGAGATGGGTACCAGATCGTAATGAGATGGAAGCTACAGTATCTGAGGCACGTGAAGCTAACTTCGATCAGGCTAAAGAGAACATAAGATCCTGGGAAGCAACGCCGCATCCTAAGAGCGCTAAAGCATTACTTAACAGTATTCCTAAAGACTTAAGACATAACGTAAAGAATACTATTAGCGTTAAAGGTTCGTTCTACTCTATTGCCAGAGGTTTCCTAGGTAAGAGTGAGCATAAGAATAACGCAGTACTTAGTAACTTCTTTAAGAGCTCAATGCAAGTGAGTATTGATCCAGCTCAAACAGCATGGTGCGCAGCGTTCGCTAACTCTGTCATTCAAGCTCAAGGCGTTAAGGGCACTAATAGCTTAGCTGCTAGATCATTCTTAAACTGGGGGCACCCAACAACTAATCCTCAACAAGGGGATATAGTAGTGCTTCACCGTAAGGGCAAGAACAGTCCATACGGTCACGTAGGCTTCTTTGCTGGCTATGAATCTAATGGAGACATTAAGATATTAGGGGGCAACCAAGGCGATAAAGTGTCTATCCGAACATATAGTAAAGATAGACTATTAGGGTACAGAACTGCACCTAAGAGTACAGAAATCCAGAGAACACTAGGAGATAAATAGTGGCTAGTATATCACAAGATGAATTGATGGCACGAGTGTTGCCCGCTGACAAGCAGGACACTCCAGAAATACCTACAGCTGAAGTTGAAAAGCCCAGCTTTGGCGAGGTAGTTGGTTCCGCTATCGAGGAAACTAACCTCACATATAATTTATTTAAGGGCGGTATTCCACAAGATAATCCAGCTGATCCTAACTTCAACACCTTTGATAATCTTAAAGGTACAGAATATGAACAGTTCTGGAAAGAGTTCCTAGAGACAGATAATCAGGCAGACTTCGATGTTAAGGTTCAAGCGATTGATCGTATGCGCGAGAACTTCAAGACTATCAATCAGGCTGGACTTGCTGGCACTGCCACTATGTTCGCTACTGCGGTACTTGATCCTGCCACTTGGGTCGGTGGCGCCAGCGCTGCTGTGAAGGCATACAAGGCCGCTAGTGCACTCAACAAAGGTAGAGTTGCTTCTAGCGCTATAGCTGGTTCTGCTGCTGGTGCGTTCGGCGAAGCCGTACAATCAACTGGCTTGGCTACTATACTACCAGGACAAGATGCTACAGATGTTGCAATTAATACAATAGCTGGCGGAATACTCGGAGGTCTCTTAGGGGGAGCCGGTGGCGTAATAGCTGAGAAGGTTGTTAAAGCACACAAATCTATCATAGAGAATACCTTACATGGCAAAGGTCCTTTCAAGATAGAGATTGATCCTCTAGATCCTAGCAAGTCTAAAGTCGTTCGTTCTGACGGAGATAACGTTGGTGCTGCACGTACTAAAGAAGATGATGATAAGTTAGCTAACCTAAATGAAACATTCGCTAAGGTATGGTCTAGCCCCACAGGTGTACTTAAGTCTCCTACTATACAAGGATTGACCAGTAAGTCTGGTAATGTCCGTAGCTTTACTGATCGTATCTTCGAACATGGTTTAATTCTAAAGAAACATTTAGAAGGACGAGCTGGCGGTACTTCTGTAGAACAATTGATCAATGAAGATATGGCACACATATTCACCGTGTCTAACTCAGTTAACGAACAGTTTGTTAAATACTCCGGCATTACTCCAGGTAAGTCAGTAGAAGCTAATGCTCTTAAGGCTCACCTCAAGGCTAAGAAAGAAGGTAAGATGTCTCGTAAGCAGTTTGAAGAAGCTGTATCAGATGCTATGGATAACGCTAACAGACACCACATCCCTGAAGTAGAAGAAGCTGCTAAGATGTATGCTAAGATAAGAGACATAACATTCCAGAAAGCACAGAAGGCTGGCCTTGCTGGCGAAGGTGTGGATGGTTTTGGTTTATCAAGATCATGGCAGACAGACGTAGCAGTTGCTAGACGTGCTGAACTACGTGAGCTCTTAGCTAGAGACTTCCAAGCCTCACACGCTAAACGTGGCAAACCTATGGACAGATTGGATGCTATTGAAGCTGCTGATAATACTATAGACACTATGGTAGGTCTAAGTGATAAGTCTATTGGCTCAGCCAGTATGCTCAGTGCTGACATCCTAAAGACTGGTGGAGGTAAATTCACCAAACAAAGAACACTTGACATCAACAACTCTAAGGGTGAGTACAATCAATTCTTAGTACGTGATGCCACTGCTGTAATGCAGAACTACGTTCACCAATTATCAGCTGTAACCAGACTTAAAGAAGCACTAGAAGAGATGGGCTTTGATTCAATAGCTGATCTTAAGAAGTCTATTGTGTCTGACTACCAGGTTAAGAGAGCTGGGTTAGCTGATGGTGACAAACAAATTGCTAAACTAGATAAGGCTTTGAGAGAAGACTTGGCTCTAGTTGATACACAGGCTGGTCTAGTGACTGGTCAATTCCGCAGCAAGAGTGCTGCACTACGTATGTTAAACAAGTATAACGTCATGAGACTCCTTGGTGGAGTTGTGCTTTCATCTATCCCTGATGTTGCAATGCACTTCTTTATCCATGGCCCTGTCCGTACCTTACGTCACCTGGGCAGCCAATTAGTTGGAGACTTTAAGAACAGTAAACTTACTACTGACGAATACAGACATATGGGCTTAGCCCTTGAGGTTATGCAAGGTAATACAATATCAAGAATGTTATCTGGGTTCGATGACACTTCTGGTGTTGCACGAAATAGTATTGAAGATTACGTTGACCATGCTTCACGAGTATTTGGTAAGGCTACCGGCCTACCGGCATGGAACTATATGCACAAGGTGTTTGCGGCACGTATGTCGTCAGCACGTACTGTTGAGATTCTGCGTAAGTGGGATAAGACAGGAAAGATATCGGATATAGAAATAAGTAGGCTTGCACAACTTGGAATAGGTAAAGAGAGTTATGCCTCTATAGTTGCTCAATCTAAGAAATGGGATGCTGATGGTTCATTCGGCTCTATTGTAGTTCAGTTAGAGAAATGGGACGATGAAGCAGCTCGTAAGCTATTAGGAAGAGCTGTTGTCAAGGAAGCTAATAAAACAATTATCACTCCAAGTAAAGGTGATGTACCTATAAAAGCTCAAACCTCTGACGTAGGTAGAATGGTGTTCCAGTTTAAATCATTTACTGCTGCCGCTACTAACCGTATCTTATTCTCAGGCATACAGCGTGTCAGTCAAGGTGATCTAAATGTAGTTGCAGGCATGTTAATGCTTATCCATATGGGCGCACTAGCAGGCATAATCAAGGATAAGGTAGCAGGCCGTGAGATGAAAGATCAAAGCTATGCTGAATTCTTACTAGAAGGCGGAACTCGTTCTGCTCCCTGGGGCTTATTTGGTGACCTAACACTAGGCTCTCTTAGCGCACTCTTTGGAAAAGAATACTCCAGATATGCAGCTACTAACTTTCTTGGGCTTATAGCAGGCCCCAGTTCCACTCTACCTATGGCAGCCCTTGACGCTGCTAAGAGTTTAATACCCGTAATAGCCGGAGAGGACGAGCTGTCTGAGTCGGATAAGAAAAAGATTGCTATCCTTATTCCAACCATGAATCTCGCCTACTTCCAATCAATATTAGCAGCAGCATTTAAGGACTAACTATGACAGTATCAGCTTCAACTATTAAAAACACTTACGCCGGAAACGGCACTACCACTGTGTTCGACTATACATTCTTAGTGCAGTCGCAAGATGCGGTGCAAGTCTCTATCGAGTCTAGCGCAGGCGTTACCACTATTAAAACTTTAAGCACAGATTACACTGTGTCTGGGACAGGTTCTGCTGCAGGCGGTTATATAACTATGACTACCGCTCCTGCTAGCGGAGAGACTCTTATCCTCATAAGTAATGTGGGCTTCACCCAGGAAGTAGACTATCTAGAGAACGATAACTTCCCTGCTGAGACACATGAAGGTGCACTAGATAAGCTAACCCTACTGTGTAAGCAGTTAGAAGAATCTATTGCTAGAACAATAACATTATCTCCCGGAACAAGCACCTCCTTCTCTGCCACGCTACCTAGTCCTGCCGGCAGTGGAAGCAAGTACATAGCTATTAACTCTGCTGAAGATGGTTTTGAATACGCTGTACTTGGGGACGCCAGTGCTATAACCTTACCGGTTAGCTTGGCCAATGGTGGCACAGGCACAGACAATGGTTCCATTACTATGGAAGCTAATGCCTCACGCACAATTACTATAGCTGAACGAACTACTGGTGCCGGTACTGCCCTAACACTTAGCGGCTCGGCTGCTCAAGCTGACGGGTCTGACCTTGCTGGAGGTACGCTTAACCTATCTGGCGGTGCATCAGAGGGCACTGGTACAAGCTCTGTAGTAGTTAAGGCTGCTAAGGCTGGCTCAAGTGGCTCAACTACTAATACCCCACAAACAATAACAACATTCACCTCTGACGCCTTAGCTATGTCTCCACATGGTACTAGTACAGGAAATACTGGTGAGATTAGATTACTAGAGCTTGCTGCTAACGGCGCCAACTATACTGGCGTTAAGGCTCCTAATGCGTTAGGAACTAACATCGTATACACTATGCCAGGCACAGCCCCCACTGCCGGCCAGATATTAAGCAGTAATGGCAGTAACGTAATGTCTTGGACAGACTTAGCTGTAAGCAGTTTAGCCGATGATACTGATGGAGAGTTAATCACTTGGGACTCTTCAGGAGCGCCGGCCACTGTATCGACTGGTACCTCCGGGCAAGTACTTACATCTAATGGTACAGGCGCAGCTCCTACATTCCAGGGCTCAGCAGGTGGAGGAGCTTGGTCTCTTATAGAATCTCAGTCAGCGTCAGCAGTTGGCAGCTTAGACTTCACTGGTGCCGCCATAGGAACCTCGACTGACCTATTAATTATATGTGAGAACTTAAATAGATCTGCTAACGGCGATCTTAGGTGTTACTTCTCTATAGACGCAGGCTCTAGCTATACTACAACATGTCAGACATCTTCTGAAAGGCAAGCTTACGTAGCTTATGGCGGGACAACAGCAAGTAACTCCGGAGATAACGCTACAGCATGGTTCCAAGTAACTGGCAACCAGAACGACATGCTTAAGCCACTAACAGTATTTGGCAGCACCGAAGGCGGAGCAGACACGTCTACTGACGCTGGATATGTAGATGACACAGCTAACATAGATGCAATAAGAATAGCATTTAGCAGCGGAAACATAGACAGTGGAACAGTAAAGGTATATGGGAGATAATATATGACTATATCAACTACAACAAAAAGAAATTCCTACCCTGGTAATGCTGTAACCACGGTGTTCGACTATACATTCACTATCTTAGATGACGATCATCTGGAAGTACTAGTTGTTACCGCTGCTACAGGTGCTTCCACTACTGCTGTATTGACTACAGATTACACAGTAAGTGGTGTCGGAGTATCAGGAGGCGGTACGGTAACTATGGTAGTTGCCCCTACTGCTGCACAAACATTGATCATTAAGCGTAACGTTCCTATTAAACAAGAGACTGATTACATAGAGAATGATGTGTTCCCTGCTGAAACTCACGAGGCGGCCCTAGATAAGCTAACTATGATCACTCAGCAGTTAGATGGCCGTATAGATAATTGTATTCAGGTACCAGACAATGGTGTACTTAGTTCAGTTACCCTTGACGGCACAGCTTTGACTGCCGAAAGTATCATGAGGGTTAACACTGCAGGCACAGCTATGGAGCTTGTCCCCCTCACCTCTATTTTAAATGATGGACTAGATGACTTCACAGCCCTAAGTACAGTTGACTCAACGAATGACTTATTGCTTATATATGATGGCTCTTCTTCTACATTCAAGAAGATAACAGGCTCTAACCTATTCTCTAGCGTAACAGCTGGCGGGAACCTTACCTTTGCCGCTGACACAGGCTCTACAGCTCTTAGCTTAGGTGATACTATTACTGTGTCCGGTGGCACTAACGTCACGACCGCTATGGTCGGAGATGTCCTCACTATTAACTCTAGTGCTAGTGGTTCCGCTATCGCCTTTCAAATAGATGGGGCCGAACAGTCTGCAGCCTTAGAAGTATTAGACTTTAACGGTACTGATTTTACTATTACAGAATCTCCTGCTGATGATTTCGATATAACTATTGCCCCTGAACGTATCCAAGATATTACAGGTGCTATGG